ATGGCTTTCTCTTGGTTTTCGAGAACAACAGTAGTAACAGCACGTTTGTGCGGGTCTTTAATGGAACCCAATTCTGGGTGCTCCAGGACTGGTTCCCACTTCTTTTGAAGTTCTTCTGAGAGATACATTTTTGTTTCCTCTGTTTAGTTGGTTATATATTATTTATAAAAAATTACTTTTTAACTGCTTTTGAAATAGCGTTGGCATAAATGCTCATTGGCGAATTGCCATCGACCATTTCCTCAGCCACAGTATCGTCCATTTTGTCATCGTCAGTAGCTCTTACTTTAGGGAAATAGTTTTCCTTAATGACAGCCACTTTCTCAGCAAACAAGTCCTGATTATCAAACTCTACGTCCTCAACCAGTTTAGCAAGTTTTTCTGCTTCGGTTACAGTGAGATCCTTTGTAGATTCAGCAATTACTTTACTACGCAGGAGATCTGTTGTTTCTGCTACCATTGCAACTTTATCCTCAATAGACTCGTCAAGTTTAGACTTGAGTGAATCAATTTCGGCTTGCATTTCACCTAGCACATCATACTTTTCAGTAGGCACTTCGATGTAATGCTCGGAAAAGAGAGTTTGCATACCCTTGATAAAGTCTTCGGTAATTTCTGTGCGAAGACCATGCTCAACAGCAAGTTCATTCTCTTTCATCCAATTCTCAGCAACGTATGAGAGATAGCCGTCAATTTTTTCGACCATTTCTTCTTTCAATGTTTCCTGAGCGATACGGGCTTCTTCAGCCAGTTCTTTTTCAATTTCTTCTACTTCAGCAGATACGCGAGCAGTGACAACAGCTTCAAACAATGAGGCAGCTTTTACTTTAAATTCTTCGGAAAGACCATCTTCGTCACCGAACAAACCTTCAATGTCACCATCGAAAAGTGTTTCTTCTTCAACGACTTCTTCGTCTTCTTCCTCGTCCTCTTCAACGACTTCTTCTTCGTCGTCTTCGATTTCTTCTACTTCTTCTTCATCATCTGTTACTTCTTCAAGTGTTTCTTCGTCAGAGACTTCTTCGTCCTCACGCACACCCTGAGATGTAGGTTGATTTACAACAGATGCTGTATCTGTGCCGCCTTCAAAATTAGGGGCTTGACCAGCGCCAGTAGTAGCAGGAGCAGTAGCAGTTCCTTGTTTTCCAATAGCGGCTTTACCGATTTCAGCAGTAAGACCACCATTCTTGTCACCAGTGCCTGAAAGGTCAACCATTTCAGGACTAGAGTTAGATGAACCTTGAGCAGGCATTGATGCGTCTCCCTGACTCTTATCGAGTGGGCGGGAAGCAGCTGCCTCGTCTAGTTCATTAGCTTCTTCAGTAAGTTCCGCTTCTACTTCGCGGCTCTTAGCAAGAAGCTCTCTGATTTTGCTTTCTACAGCCATTTGTTTTTCTCCTAATAGAGTTTTATTAATGTCTAAATTATTTATACTTTTTTAGATTTTGGACAACTTATTTAAGAAGGAGTTAAAAACATTTAGTTTAGCTTCTTCTAGTTCATGCCGAGGCGTAGCTTTGATATATGCTTGTGCCTGCTCTACTTCACGAGCTTGCCATACACCATCAACCATTACCCATTCACGAGATTCCATAATACCTTCTACATAAGCATCTGGTGCTGATGGGTCAGCAACAATATCCGCCGCAGTAGCAAGAACAAAGTCATCCTGAACCTCGTTGATTCCGTCTTTTTCTTTAATTGAGCCAAGTCCTCTTGAACTAACGCCTAATTGTGCACCTGCTTCAATAAGATTAGATGCAATTTTACCCATTGGTGTATCCAAAACTTTAGCTCTACCAATGTAATTATCACCACTTTCTTTAAGTGATGTAATCATGTGGGACACACGATCCAAATTAAGAGTTGGACCTTCCGGGTGACCTAGTTCACCGAGAGCTCTTTTCTTATCAATTTGCTCTGCAGTGTAACGTGCAACTTCCTTTTGCATAACCTCTTTAGGATATACACGACCATTGCGGTTTTTAAGATTAGACTGTAAGAACACACCCTCAATATATAGGGTCTTCTTGCCATCTTTTTCTTCTTGAATATATTGAATTTCTTCTGTAAGTTCTTTAATAAGTCTCATTAGCCTAGATCTCCCTGGTTCTGATGTTGTTGTGAACCGTAACCAGAAACTTTGGCAGCCTCTATAATAACGGTACCGCCATTACCACCTGAGATAACAACTTCGATATCACTACCTTGTTCGTCATCATCAGAGAAACCATAAAATTCTAACTTACCATTGAGTGAAAGCTCGAACAACATCTTACTGTTTCTTTGAACAATTGCTCTTGCACTATCTGATAAAGCCCAGTGAATAGCTTTGATATTTGCTTTAGGCGAAGACTGTGTTTCGGTTGATTTTTTTAATGTTGTTGCTAACGCAATTGTGCCTGTAGCGGCAGTCCCTCGGACGGCAACTACGCCTTGAGTTTGCGTCAATTTAAGTGTGTCTACTGTGACTGCCATTTACGTTTCCTTAATATTTCTTTTTCTTTTTATGATTGCCGTGACTGCCCTCTTCAAGAACTTCGAGAGCATAAGTTTCACATGTTTCAATACCATGCTCAAACATTACTTTATACCACCAAACTTTTCCCTGTGCGTCTGGTTCTGCATGTTCACCCATAATAGGTTTGCCTTCACCATACTTAGGGTGAATAACTTTTGTAGCACATACATGTGTAAGACTAGGATCTTCAGAGCTGCCTTGTTTAGGAGGAGTCTCGTCACCTTTTGTGCCTACTTCTGTTGGATGATACGCTGTGGGATCGTCCATCTTAGGCTTTTCTACCGGGATTGCTTCTTCCCGAAAAAGTTTAAACGTCTTCATTTTCTTCCTCTGTTTCTGTTTCAGGCTCTTCAGTTTCTACTTCCGCTTCTGCTTCTGTCTCTACTGGTTCTTCAGCCTCACCTGTTTGATCTGGCATAATATCAGATGCATCAGCCACGTCACCTTCTGGTTCAACTGGCTGATTAAAAATGGACGCCGCTACTTCTGCTTTTCTGTCGGAAACAAGACTATCTGCTTTGTATCCAACAACATCATTAAATGTAGCCTGAGCATCAGTCAATTTACCATCAGCCCATTGGTCCATCATTTTACGAATACCATCTTCATTGCGTTTCCAGGTTTCGTCATCCATATGTTTTATTTCATTTTCACTCATTGTTCTGTCTCACCTTCTGGTTGAGGCTCTACAGCCTCGGCTTCACTATTTATTTCACCATCAATTCTTGCAACATCCTCGTCAGACATACGCAAAATTTCTTTCTGGACATATTCTTTACTGAAGAATTGTCCTACATATCCTGCAACACCATTAAGAACTTCAATTCTACTACGCAGAATTTCTTGTTCCTTTGACTCTGTATAATAAGCATCAGAGGCAAAGTGGTATTTAAGATCTTGTCTAATGTCTGACCAGTCATCCTCAGTAATAATACCCTTGAGTATCAACTGTGTTTTTAGCAAGTCATCAAACAAAGAACTAAATCGGCGGCGCAGTTTTGCGATAAACTTGGTAAATTTAAGTTCGTCACGGTTAATTTCCGCAGAACGACCAAAGTTTAATCCAGCCTGTTGTTCCAAACGCGATACAGGTACATTAAGTGCCTGATACAGTTTACGTTGGAAATAATCAACGTCACCTGTTTCACCTAAGTTCTGTCCGCCTGGCAATGTTTGAATCTCGGTTCCTCTACCACCTTCACGGCGTGGCATCCAATAGTCTTCAAGCATTGACATAAACTTTTTATCATCACGAATCTCACCAGTGTTGCCATCATAAACAAGTTTGTTACGATAGCGATCCATAATATCTTTGAGATACTGCTCTGCTTTAATCTTAGGCAAGTTGCCAGTATCCACATAAAAAATTCTTCTTTCAGGTGCTCTTGTAATACGATAAATTACAACAGCATTTTCCATCATTCTAAGTTGGTTTGCTGGACGGATTGCTTTGTGTAGATACGACAAAGGAATGTTTTTGTCCTGGTCAACCAAACCTGAAGGGCAATATGAAATAGCATCTTTGCTAATTTTCAGTGCCTTGTCATCTAAAGTAGTTGTAGACTTATACTGACCTGGCTTACTTGAAATACCCTTATCATCATATATAAAATATTCATTGATGTTCTTAATGAACTGGACCCCTGTTTGAGGATCCTTTTCTTTTTTTACTTCTCTAACTTTACGGATTTTTCGAGGATCAATATAACGAATATCCGTAATGCCTTGTTTCGGTTTCGCTGTATCAATCACTTTATGAAAATAGATACGACCATCAATATACCAGCGTCTGAAATAGTCTTGCGCTCTGTTGTCAAAGTCAAATAATCTAAGAACGGTGTCAAACTCTTCTTGAATAGCCTTCTTTACTGTTGTAGACTGATTAATATTATCAGTGTTAACAATAACAGGCTTTTCATCATCTAGGTTAGATATGGAATCGTTGATAATATCTTCAATTGCCATATCTATATCTGACATCATAGATATATCTCTATATCTTTTTATCAGTTGTTCTTCGGTGTTTGCAACACCATCTACATCAAAGTAGGTACCATAATATCCACCGCCTCGGATGGACTCTATTGCACCCTCATCGGAAGGAGCCACAAAGGACTTTTCAGTCGCGGCGGGCTTCTTCCGATTGATTTCAAAACCAAAAATTTCCATATTAAATATCTCCTACACGTTAGATGTGATTATGCTACATCATAATGTGTGTATTGGAATGTCACTGTAAATTCTTCAAAGATATCATTCTGTGCATATTGCAAAGCGATCTCTGACATGTTGATTGGGAAGGCATTACGCAGTGTGTATTTACCACCAGCTAATACTTCATCGTTACGATCCAGATGTTCGACCATAATATCCGCTTGATAATCGCTTGGTGTAAGAACACCTGTGTTATCTTCACGGTCATTAAGTCCATTCATCCACTCCTCGAAAGGAGTGCGCAGTGAAAAGTCCGAATCGTTTACAATTGTAATTGTGAACGGATCGAAAATTCTTTCACCAGCAAGTTTAATCTCACGACCTCTATACTGGATAATTGCTGGGTTAACGTTGGAAGCTGGGAG